TCCGAATGGCTTCCTGTCCTGGAAGCCGTAAGAATCAGTTCTTCTTTATTAATGAAACAGTCTAAATCCCCCAGCGGAGCTGGGGAGACTAACGGACGCCTGTGGCGATGCGCGGAGTAATATAAATTAACCTCCGCTGTATAATGAAAGTAGGTCTAGCAAACCACTTTAGTACAGCGGAGGTATCCATGGATGACTTAAGCTTAGCACATAGCAGATATAATTGCACATATCATATCGTTTTCATTCCGAAATACAGGCGGAAGAGAATGTTTGGTGAGTTACGTCGAGAAGTAGGAGAAGCAATAGGAAAAGTGTGCAAGATGGAAGGGGTAACAATTATTAAGGCTGCAACGTTACCAGATCATGTACATATGTATGTTTCGATTCCGCCAAAGGAAAGTGTCGCAAAAACAATAGGGAGAATCAAGGGGAAAAGTGCCCTTATGATTTTTGACAGGCATCCAGAATATCGGGAAAGATACGACCGGCATTTCTGGGCAAGAGGTTACTACTGCGAAACGGTAGGTAATGTGAACGAGGATACAATAAAGAAATATATAGCGGAACAGTATGAGAGGGATCGACTGGAAGGAGATCCCAGCAAATAAAAGCCGCCTTTAGGCGGCCACCAGTAACAAGAAGACTGGTTTGCTAGACCGCCTTTAGGCGGATACGCAACAATGCCCTGGAAGGGCTAACTCAAACCACCAGCGGAGCTGGTGGTACTGACTTTGCATATACAAGGAGCCAGTCCGGCTGTATGTGGCATTCCCTGAATCCGATATAGTTACCGGTCAGGGCATGGTCACGGTACTTTTCTTCCAGTGCTTGTTCTTCCCGGAGAGTCTGAAGGACATCTTTAAGCAGGGACAGATCTTTGCCCCGCTTATTGATACGCTTCAGATCTTTTCTGAACTGGGTGGTCATTACAAGATCAAGCATGCACAGTATCCTCCGCAAGAGCATCGTTAAACATGTCATCGACGGAAGTATAGCGTTTGGCTGGTATTGAACCGTCCATAATCTTGCGGGTCTCCTCAATGGCAGCTTCTGTTTCCGCATTGTATCTGGGTTGACGGACTTCAAATGGAAGGCCGCCCTCCATCAGGGAAACATGCAGAAAGATATTGATGGCATCAGTTACGGAAAGTCCGAAACTTCCATAAAGCTTCTCGACACGGGCCTTGAGATCGGGATCAATGCGAACATTTATATTTGCAGTCTTAGACATAAGATCACCTCCTGAATAGATTGTATTGCAAATGTTAAACAAATGCAAGCACTTTTAGACAAAGGAGAAAAATATGATGTAAGACAGGGATCTTCAAAGAGTAAAATGGAATTCAGCGGCCCGGGGGCGGGTATGAATCCCTGTGAGCCACGGCTCGGAGACCGCCGCCCCCTCTCGCGTGCAAAACCGCGAAATTCAAGGGAGGGGGTCTGATGGGCAGCCATACATAAGAAAAATGTGTTATTTATCGCAGAAATGCCGTGTTTTGGCACTTCCTGCGGTATTTTTATGCGCCGGTTGTGCTGCGGAATGATACCGGAAATGGCATGATTACGGCGGATAATCCGAATGCGGGACAGGACTTTTGAGGAATGAAAATGCAGGAAAACAGCGATTTTACAAGGAATGTCGCGAAACGGTTCTGCCTCTGGTGCGGCGCTCCGATTGTTTACAGCGGCTTCGGACGACCACGGAAGTTCTGCTCGAATCGCTGCAGATGGTCGTTCGATAAGTACAGGCAGAATCATAAGGAGATGTTTGATGAAGACAGCAGAATTGAAGGTGCTTCCGGTATCGGTTCTGAAGCCGGCGGCATACAATCCCCGGAAGAAACTGAAGCCGGGCGATAAGGAATATGAAAAGATCAAGAAATCTATACAGGAATTCGGCTTCGCGGATCCGCTGGTGGTGAACGCCGACATGACGATAATCGGCGGGCATCAGAGATTATCTGTGGCGATGGAACTTGGGTATACCGAAGTTCCCTGCGCCGTGGTCGATGTCGATAAGGCCAGGGAAAAAGCTCTGAATGTTGCGCTGAACAAGATCACCGGCGCGTGGGACGAACAGATGCTCGCGGAGCTCCTGAAGGATATCGAAGCAAGCGGCCTTGATGCGATGGTGACCGGATTCGAGCCGCCGGAGATGGAGCAGCTGTTCAACAAGGTTGCCACGAAGGAAGTTGCGGAAGATGACTTCGATGTGGAGGCGGAGCTTAAGAAGCCGACGTTCTCAAAGGTCGGTGATATCTGGCACCTGGGACGGCATATAGTTGTCTGCGGCGATTCTACTCAGGCTGAAACATATGCGGCTCTGATGGACGGCGTGAAAGCGAATCTGGTTCTGACGGATCCTCCGTACAATGTAAATGTCGAAGAGACTGCGGGCAAGATTCAGAACGACAACATGCCTGACGAGGATTTCTATAAATTTCTTCTGGCAGCGTTCGGGTGCATGAACGAGAACCTGGCTGATGACGGATCCATATATGTATTTCACGCGGATACGCAGGGACTGAACTTCCGGCGGGCATTCCAGGACGCGGGCTTTTATCTTTCCGGATGCTGCATCTGGAAGAAAAATGCGCTGGTGCTCGGCAGGTCACCGTATCAGTGGCAGCATGAGCCTTGTCTGTTCGGATGGAAGCAGAAGGGCAGGCACGAGTGGTATTCCGACAGGAAGCAGACGACGATCTGGGAATATGACCGTCCGAAGGCATCGAAGGATCATCCAACTACGAAACCTGTGCAGCTGATGGCGTATCCGATCCGGAATTCTTCTATGACGAATGGCATTGTACTCGATCCTTTCCTCGGATCCGGCTCTACCATGATCGCCTGTGAGGAGACCGAACGTGTCTGCCGGGGTATCGAGCTTGATCCGAAATTCGTGGATGTGGAAGTTGAACGCTGGCGCAGCTATATGTCCGACGCCGGAAAAGATCCGGATGTGTATCTCATTCGTGACGGCCAGAAACTGACTTATGAGGAAGCAGTAGCAGATATCCCGAAGTTGTGAGTAAGTGACATTCTTGCTGGAAATCTTTGTGACATTTACGCCTCCGAAAGTTGTTGCTATTGCTGCCCGGCAGAGCAATACATGTCATTACCGAAACGCACAGTGCTTTCGGAAACACAAAAACGGAGGTACATACAATGATGATTAACTATAACGTAACGGGCGTGAGACGCAAGGAACTGGCACAGATAATCGGGACGGTGTTGGAACTCAAGCCGAAGTACATGGGCATGCCGAGCGCGGCCTACCAGATCGGGAGCTTCACACTCAGCAAGGAAGGCGTGCTCGACTATTTCGAGAGCACGGATATCGAGGGTGTTCAGAAGGTGCTGGATGCGATTACGGCAGCAGGATTTGAGCCTGCAGAGCAGGTTGAACCGGAAAACACAGAAGAATCCGCTGAGCCAAAAGAACCCGCAACAACGGCGGACACGGAGGCCGAGGAAGGCAATCCTGCGGCAGATCAGCAGGAAGAAGCAAATAAGGAAGCGTTGGAAGAGACATCCGAAGAAGCCACGGGGGAACCTGCTTCAGAAGAAACCGATGCAGAAGCAGATGACGATGGGCCGACCGCACTTTCGGTCAGCCTGCCGGATGAACTTACCGACGAAGCCTACAGCAATCTGGAAAAGATCATCGCTTCCAAGCAGACGCTGATGAAACATGCCTTCCAGAGCGAAGCCATTACGGTGGAGCGTAAGGACGGGCAGATCGTTTTCTCCGGATTTACAGCTTCGGATGGCGAGCACACAGATGCCTACCTGCGGTACATCACCCTGCTGACGAGATTCGCAAAGGAAGCAAAACGGGTGACCGGTAAGGATTATCCGGTCGACAATGAGAAGTTCGCATTCCGCTGCTTCATCATCCGGATCGGAATGGTCGGAGCGGAGTACAAGAAGGCCAGGAAGATCCTTCTGGAAAATTTGACCGGCAATTCCTCCTGGAAGAACGGTGCACCGGAAAAAGCCACTGATGTAGAGAATCCCGCAGAAGGTTCCGCTTCCACTGAAACAGTTGAGGAAACGGAGGTGGCCATCAATGAGTGAAGAGAGATGGATTTAAACCCTGAAGATGATTCTCATCATTCTGGCGGTCATTGCAGTGGCGCTGATCATCACCCATACCGATGAGATCGGCGCATGGATCGCGCGGAACCTGATGAGTGAGATGCATTCGAATCTGCAGCAGATTCTGGAATAGGAGACGCGGCATGAGACTTCCTTCAAGAGAACAGGTTGAGAGAATTAAAAGAGAATACCCGGCGGGCTGCAAAGTACGTCTGGTGCATATGGACGACCCTCAGAGTCCTCCGGTCGGTACCATCGGCGAAGTTATAGGCTGCGATGACAGCGGATCGCTTCTGGTCCGATGGAGCAACGGTTCCGGCCTGAACGTGGTCCTCGGCGGCGGCGATATCGTTGAGAAAGTCGAGGGCTGATATGGATAAGAAAATTCGTGATGAGATTCTCGACATTAGGTCTACCGGCTTGGCGAATATGCTCGATATTCCATATGTTCAGCGTTTGGCCTTCGACCGTAACTATTTTGATTTGGTGCTGTTTATTGAGGAGCATCGCAAGGAATATGTTCATTTCATCCTTTACGGAGACGACGATGAGAAGGTGTAATCTACACAATTCCGGCGGCTGATCTTTGTCACATACATGCCGAGAAATGACTGGATATAATCCGGCAACAGAGTGATTAATGTGACAACGAAAACAAAAGCAAAAGGGCAGCCGCCCGGAAAGGAAAACGCCATGAGAAACACATTTTTCGAAGAGATGAAGGAAGCCGGATACGCATACCAGGAAGCCAAGGACAAGAGGCTGGAGACCCGCACGGAGTTAATCAAGACTGACAAATGGGACGAGGTCAGAGCCTTCGATGAGAAGGAAAAGGCAGAGCACCCATTCCCATTTACGAAGGGAGCCATGAAAGCCCTTCAGGCCTACCGCAACACCACACAGCGCGGTTGCGATGCCTTCGAAGTTGACGATCTTCCATGGCCGGATGACACAAAGGATTTCGTTGAAACCCTCCGCAAAGCCGGGATCACAAGCATTGTGGTGACCGACGAATCGACAGGCCTGATGGACGGGATTTACGACCTGACAGCCTGCGGATGCACGATGGGAAGCCTTCGAACGGTGACAAGAGCGGACGACTTCCGCTTCGGAAGCCGGGAACCGGAAACAAAGCGTGGGATCGGGTTTAAGATCAGCTGAAGGAGGTGCGGACGATGTGGGAACAGGGATCGCTTCTGATTGACGGAACGGTTGTAAAGTACTGGGTGAAACATTATGACGAGCCTTCCGAAGCCTACGGGCTGGAAGGAAGCCGCATTTCGAAGATGGAGCTCCGAATCAACGGGAAGGTTACATTCAATTATGACAGAGGACTCGACATTGAGCCGGAAGACGAAATCACACAGACAGCGTACATGGTACTTTTGAAAAAGTACGGCTGAGAAACATACTGAGTAGGAATATTCCGAAAGCAGAGCCGACAGCGGCTCTTGCTCTCGTAGTGATACAGATCGCGGCAAATATGTCGGCGGTCTTTTCTTTTACGAAAAATCAGAGAAGGGAGGGAGCCGAATGGCGACCAGAGGGAGAAAACCCACGCCGACAGCAATCAAGGAACTGGAAGGCAATCCGGGCAAGAGACCGCTGAATCAGAACGAGCCGAAGCCAAAGAAGACGGCTCCGTCCTGTCCGAAGTGGCTCGATAAGGAAGCAAAGAAGGAATGGCGCAGGCTTGCGACAAAGATGGAACAGATGGGCGTGCTGTCCGAAGTCGATATGGCAGCCTTTGCAGGCTATTGCCAGTGCTACGCCAGATGGAAGGAAAACGAGGAGTTCATCTCGAAAAACGGTTCTCTTGTGAGAACGCCGTCCGGATACTGGCAGCAGGTGCCGCAGGTATCTATCGCGCAGCAGTATATGAAGCAGATGGAGAGGTTCGCGGAACAGTTCGGCCTGACACCGGCATCCAGATCCAGACTGATCGCGGACGACGGGAACGGCGGCGTGAAGGATGAGATGGACGCGCTCCTGGGAGATGGTGATGAATGAGGACGAGACCGGATGATTATCCGAAACTGAAAGATTATAAGCCGAGCCGGTTTATGCTGCCGGATTCGCATTACGACAAAAAGAAAGCCGACAGGGCAGTAAAGTTCATTGAAATGCTTCCGCATACGAAAGGCGAATGGGAAGGCAGGCCCTTCTGGCTCCTTCCCTGGCAGGAGCAGATCATCCGCGACCTGTTCGGAATTGTAAAAGCTGACGGCTTCCGGCAGTTCCGAACGGCCTACATCGAGATTCCAAAGAAACAAGGAAAATCAGAACTGGCTGCGGCGATTGCGCTGTACCTGCTTTATGCTGATCATGAGCCGAGTGCAGAAGTATTCTCGGCAGCGGCAGACCGGCAGCAGGCTTCTATCGTATTTGATGTCGCGAAACGAATGGTGGAGATGACGCCGGGGCTGCAGAAGCGGTCGAAAGTTATGTCCGCGACAAAGCGTATCGTGAATTACAGCAACGCCGGGTACTACCAGGTCGTATCCGCTGATGTCGGCGGCAAACACGGGTACTCGATCAGCGGTCTGGTTTTTGACGAGATCCATAATCAGCCGAACCGGAAACTGTGGGATGTTCTGACAAAGGGCTCCGGCGATGCGAGACGGCAGGCCCTGCATGTGGCAATCACAACGGCAGGAACAGACCGGAATTCGATCTGTTTCGAGCTTCATACAAAGGCTCTGGATATTCTCTCGGATCGGAAGGTAGATCCGACTTTCTATCCTGTGGTCTACAGTCTGCCGATGGATGCAGACTGGCAGGACGAGAAGAACTGGTACAAGGTAAATCCCTCGCTCGGCTACACGGTTCCGATTGAGAGGATGCGGGAAGCATACTTGCAGTCGCAGGATAATCCGGCAGAGGAGAACGTCTTTCGAACGCTGAGACTTTGCCAATGGGTAGGCTCCACGGTTCAGTGGATTCCGGATCACATTTATGATCTCGGAAACCAGCCGATTGATAAGCATGCGCTTCGACGGCGGGACTGTTATGCCGGTCTCGATCTTTCGAGTTCCGGAGATATTACGGCATTGGTGCTGATGTTCCCGCCGAGGACGGACGATGAGAAATATATCATGCTGCCTTACTTCTGGGTACCGGAAGATACGGTTCCGAAGCGTGTGCAGCAGACATCGGTTCCGTATGACAACTGGGTGGTGCAGGGATATGTCCAGGCGACGCCCGGGAATGTCATCGACTACGCCTATATTCAGAATACTATCGGTGAACTCAGTTACAAATATCACATCCGGGAGATCGCGTTCGACCGCTGGGGAAGCAACATGCTCGTGGAGAGACTCTCAGAAATGGGCCTGACAGTTGTTCCCTTCGGGCAAGGTTACAAGGATATGTCTCCCGCGAGTCGGGCCTTTTACGAGGAGCTTATGAAGGGAAATATCATCCACGGCGGCAATCCCGTCATGAAGTGGATGTGCGGAAATGTTGTGATCGAGCAGGATCCAGCGGGAAATATCAAGCCGACGAAAGCAAAGTCAAAGGACAAGATTGATGGTGTCGTTGCGGCGATCATGGCTCTTGACCGTTGCATCCGGCATGAGAATGAAGAGAGTGTGTACGACAGCAGAGGTTTGCTGTGGATATGACGTGTAATTGTTCGAGCAAAGGAGCGCATAAATGTTGTTCTTATTGATTCTGGCCATTGCCGCACTTGTCGCGGTGGTGGCTGTTTCTGTATTCGGAATGCTGCTGATCAAAGCGGCAATAGATGACATTTTGGAGGAATTCAGATGATGTGGCCATTCAGAAGGAATGCAAGGGCTGAGCCGAAAAACAGCCTGGCAGGAGATTCATACCGATTCTATACCGGTTATTCCGATTCCGGGAAAGCTGTAACGGAACGGTCTGCAATGCAGATTACGGCGGTATATGCCTGTGTGAGGGTTTTGTCAGAAGCAGTTGCATCGCTTCCACTGCATTTGTACAGAGATTCCGGCAACGGAAGTAAAGAGAAGGCGCGGGATCATCCGCTGTATTTCCTGCTTCATGATGAGCCGAATCCGGAAATGACTTCGTTCGTCTTCAGAGAAACGATGATGACGCATCTGCTCCTGTTCGGCAATTTTTTCTGCCAGATCCTGCGGAACGGGAGGGGAGAAGTCATAGGGCTCTATCCTTTGATGCCGAACCGCATGAAAGTGGATCGGGACGATAAGGGTAAGCTCTACTACGAATATATGCATCAAAACGACGAAGCCGGAACCATGAAGAATGAGACGGTGAGGCTCACGCCATACGATGTGATGCACATCCCAGGCCTCGGTTTTGACGGTCTGATCGGGTACAGCCCGATTGCGATCGCAAAGAACGCACTCGGCACATCAATGGCGACGGATGAATACGCCAGCAAGTTTTTTGCGAATGGCGCGGCTCCGTCAGGAGTACTTGAATATCCGGGTGTCGTGAAGGATCCGGAGAAGCTGAGAGAGTCGTGGAATTCTACATTTGGCGGAAGCCGAAATTCAGGAAAGGTTGCGGTTTTGGAGGAAGGCCTCAAATACACGCCTATTTCTATCAATCCGCAGGACAGTCAGTTCCTCGAAACCAGGAAGTTTCAGGTGGATGAGATAGCCCGCATTTTCAGAGTTCCTCCGCATATGATCGGAGATCTGGAACACGCCACTTTCAGCAACATTGAAGAACAGGGTCTGGAATTCGTGATGTATGTCCTGCAGCCGTGGCTTGTGAGAATTGAATCCGGTATGAATCGGGCATTGCTGTCTCAGGATGAAAAGAAGGAATACTTCTTCAACTTCCGTGTGGATGGCCTGATGCGCGGCAACTATGAGAGCCGGATGCAGGGATATGCGACAGGCATCAACAACGGGTTCATGTGTCCGAACGATGTACGCAAACTCGAAAATATGGACCTGATCCCAGAGGAAGAAGGCGGGAACATCTTCATGGTGAACGGCACCATGACACCCTTAAGAAGCTGTGGCGCGAGCTACGGCCTTGGCGGCGGAGACTCTGGAGAAGAAGAGCCTGAGAAACCACCTGATAAAGAATCTGCAGATGATCGGAGACGCGGAAGGAGAAGAAAATGAACAAGTTCTGGAAATGGGTGCGGAACAAGGCACCGGATCCGGATAAGCCGGACGAGACAATAGAAGAGAGGACGCTGTTCCTGGACGGGACGATAGCGAGTGAGAGCTGGTTTGACGACGATGTCACGCCGGCTCTTTTTAAGTCGGAACTGAATTCCGGCAAAGGTGACATCACGGTATGGATTAATTCGCCAGGCGGCGACTGCTTTGCGGCAGCACAGATCTACAACATGCTCCGTGATTATGCCGGGAAGGTAACGGTCAAGATTGACGGGATCGCGGCTT